GGATAATAAAAAATGACTTTAGCTACTGGTACAGGTGCAATATCTGCTGCAAATATACTCACTGAAGGTAGTATTCCTGCTAGCACTCAAATTCAATTTGGAAGCACCCCAGGTAGTCCTAACATTCCTGGTGATCCTAATTGGATCGATGTTATGGAGTATTCTATACCTACACCTACTGGTGCTGGTACACCTGGATCGTTAAGCATCGACAATCTACATGGTAAAGCTGCTTATTTCACCTTTGATGTAAAAGGTGGTAACGGGGACGGAGAAGCAGGCACCCAAACCAATATGGTAGAAGTTAATACTTTATTTCCTTATATGTATGATGATATTTGGTTTGGTGTAGATGTTCAATTACAATCATCTGATGGGTGTGTAGGAACATACCAAACATGGCGTTGTTATTTTAGATATGGTAATTATGTTGCCACTGTTGATCCTTTAGATTACAATAGACAAGGATTAGCAAAATCTGGTGGTAGTTTAGAAAACATGGCACCTGGTATATACAAGTGGTGTAGTGGTACTGTTGGTATGTATAGATTTAGGCCTGCATTCCAAAGAAACGGCAACAATGATATACAGGGTGGTTACATAAGAGTATACTGCCTTCCTACTAAAGGTAATGTAAGAGTTTGGGCATCTTGGCAATATAATGGTGCTGATTATAGTAACAGAAAGAATCAAATATCAATACGCAGAATACAGGTATTTGGAAAAGATTCTAAGTTTTCTGGTAACGCTGCTGGTGGTGGTAAACCAACAGGTCCAATATCAACTAATTATGCGCATATACAGTTTATGGGAAGCAAAGCGCAATATGATGCGCAATATCCTAACAATAAACCACCACCACCTGGTGTACTTCCATCAGATAAACCACCTCCTGATGACCCTAAGTATAAAGATCCAGATATACCACCAGATGAATGGAAGAATACTTGCTGCTTTGATCCTGAAGCGCTTGTTACTATGTCTGATAATACTAAGAAAAAAATTAAAGATATTATTATCGGTGATAAAGTAAAAAATTCTAAGAGTGGTACAAATACAGTGCTTGGTATAGAAACACCTGTACTAGGCAAACGTAAGATGTACAAGTATAATAATAAATGGGCATTCGTATCAGAAGAACACCCTCTTCTCACTACTGAAGGTTGGGCTGCATTTAACCCTGATAGTTATGCAGTAGAAGAAGAATTTAAAGGTAAACTAAAAAAGATTGAAGTAGGTACTGTATTAGTAACTGACTGGGGTTACGAGCAAATAACTAGTATAGAAGCTGAAGATAAGCCAGAAGAATATAATATTTACAATCTAATGCTTGACGGTGATCACACTTTTATAGTTGAAGATGTAATTGTACATAATAAGAAAATTATTTGTACTAAACTACACGAGTGGAATGATTTACCTACTAGAATTTGGAAAGCAGATGAACGTTATGCCGCACTTCTAATTAAGAAAGATCCAGACATCTATCTAGGATATATTGCATGGTCAAGATTAGTAGTTGAGCTAATGGAAGGCAAAGGGCCTCTTCTTGCCTGGTTTATGGGTAAAGAAAAAGGTAGAGAATACCAAACTAAAACTGCACGTAAATGGGCTAAACTGTTAGGTACTTCTTGGGCAGAAGAAATGGCTCATAAATTAGGTATACTAAGAAGAGAAAATAAACTAGGAAAGTTTTTATTAGCTGTAGGTACACCTATTTGTAAATTAATAGGTATGAAGCAAAGAATATTTAATACTATAGACAGCCCTGCAGGATATATAACTGGTTACTCTTTATGGTTAGTGTTTGGTCTTCTTGTATTATCACTTAAATTAAAAGTAGGATTAGAGGAATTGTTAAATGTCAGATTTAGTAACAATTGATATGAAAGAAGGTTTCTCTAAAGCCTTCAGAGCACTCTCAAATGAAGATCAGCAAGTATTCTTTGATCACGCTACTCCTGAATTAATATTAGTTATTGATAAGTTGATACCCGGTTTACCCTTTATATCTGTTCTTAAACAACAAATACTGGCTGGTACATATTCACCACCTACACCACAAAGCTATAGAGCATGGATGGATAAATTTTTAAATGGTGAATTGAGGGTTAAACTATAATGTCTATTAAAACCAACTTAACTGTTGATCAAGGTGCTAATTTTATTTACAACATTTACCTTGTAGATACTGATGGTAACCCTTTTGATTTAACAGGTTATACAGGTGCTGCTCAAGTTCGTAGAACATATACATCTAATACTTACAATACTATTAACGTTGATATCACAGGTAACTCAGGATTAATTGCTCTTACTATGAATGCAGCAATAACTGCTAACCTTGTTAATAACCGCTATGTATATGATTTAGAATTAACAAGTAATAATGTTGTATCTAGAATTGTAGAAGGGTTTATTACTGTTAATCCTGGAGTAACCAGATGAAAGATGGTAAGATAACCGTAGCGTCTGTTAATCAAATGATAGTAACATTGGCTCGTTATACTCCAATGAGAACTACTTTAATAGTTAAACAAAACGGTACAATTATTGAAACAGTTTCTGTACTTAAGCAGCAAGAAACTGATCTTATTGGAACTACACCTACAGTACCGAGAGTAGCGCCTACTGTTCCTCTCTACTAAACTTTAAATACGGTCATCCCATGGTGATCACAAAGTATACTAGTATCAGCGTATAGTTTAAATCCTTTTTCTCTTGCTTTCATAGCAAAATATAGATCTTCAGAAAAAGTGTCGTTGTGGTTTATCGCTGATTTATAAACAAACTGTGGATAACCTATATCTACTAGAACATTCTTTTTAATTAATGCACAACCAAAACCACATGCACCAATTTCTACCAAACCTTTACCTTTAATTTTATCATAAGGTATATGAGTAAATCCACCTCTATCGTTAGCTTCAAATATTTCTAATACATGTCTATCAGAAAATCTTTGTATGTAAAGACCGGATACTACATCTTTATCGTGTGCAAGAAGCTTTACTAGAGTATCCTTAGGGAATGATATATCTGCATCTACTGCAAAAAGATAATCCCATTCACCCTTAACAACCCATTCAGCAATTAGATTGCGTACCTGATCTACATTATAACCATAGAAGTATTGAAATGTTGTTTCATATCCTTCTGGTACGATAAGATCATAGACCGCTTTAAATGTTTGCACTTCAATATTACGAGCTGTAGGTATTGCTATAAGGATTTTTTTCTTCATATTATTCTTCACTACTGTTTCTTTTGCTTTAACTACCGGAACTGGTACTTCAGTTACTTTTGTTTTATTACCAGTAATTTTAGCTGCATTTTTATTTTGTAATTCACCGTTCACTTTATAGTCGTTAAGCGGGTTGATATCATTATAGAGATAAAAGATATCAGGGACTGCAACTACCTTAGTTGGTCGCGCTTGTTCGATAATATTATAGAAAGTAGCATTATCACCACCAGCTTTAAACCATTCACCATTCTCATCTTTAAATACGCTATCATCAATATTATTAATTAGACTCTTACGAAATACTCTAAGATGAGGATAGGGCATACCCCAGTTAAATTTATGCTGTCGGTATGCTCTGTCATTTTTAATATAGTCTGGGTACGGCTGTGCTACTAATGGTATATTATCTACCATAGACCAACAACTACCATATGCATAGTCGGTCTTATCATCAGCAAATAGGTTATTATAAAAATTAAAGATGTTAGGATTGTTAATTAATGCATCATCACCATCAACTAACATAACAATATTATCATCAGAAACATTCTCACGTAATGCTCTGATCTGATTATGAACTGCACCTTTATTTTTTACATTATGGCTTATATGAAACTTATCTGTAATATCTCTATATTTACCTTTAATATATGCTAATATCAGATCTAGACTACCATCGTCACTGTTATCATCTACTATATACATTTTCCAGTTGTCATAGTTTTGAGTTGCAACTGAATCAATACATCTTAAAATATAATCTTTAGCATTATAGAAAGGTGTAATAATAGAGATAGGTTGTTCTTTCGAGAGCTTATAGGTACCCCATTCTTCCAGATTACTAAAACGTCTATTGAATATTTTATGCACCCTATCGTTAATATAAGATACTTTACGGTATTCTTCTACTGGTAGATAAAGACCTAATCTACGATAGAAATGCTGTTTCCATTGTAATGCTACTGTATCCCATCCTGCAACCTCTTTAACTATATTACATGCATACATCTTTTGTTGATGCAGGTATGTGTTATGGTATGCTTCAAAAGCTTTTCTGGCAATCAATTTTGATTGTTCATTCTCATTAATTTGAGGGAACAAACTGTTAGGTGCAGCTGCATAATCAATAAAGTAACTAGCATAGTCTAATGCAGTTTCTTCTAATGCACCAAAACGAACAGTAATAAGAGGTGTATTATAGTAAAGAGACTCTAATGCAGAAATACTAAATGTCTCTGGGAAGGTACCTGGGTATAGAAAATAACTTGCTTTTTGAAATACTTCTGCAACTTGCTTTTGAGATATAATACCGGTAAATGTTACATCTTGCTTTTTATATTCTTCTTTTTGTGCAAGCTCTTCAAGTTGACGTTGCTGTTCATCACCAGGTGAATTAGAACTAAAGTGGTAGTAACCACCAACTACCATTAACTTTGCATCCGGGAGATCTGATTTAACTAAAGGCCATACTTTGTTTAGTAGGGTAGGAAGACCTTTACTTACTGATGCAACATATACAAATAAGTTTCTATCTTTTTGTGTAATATCTGTGCTATCAAAATATTTTGTAATACCGTTACGAGTCTGATAAATTTTATTCTTTAGTACTTCAAAATTTCTACGATTACCACCATGCCAGCAATTAGAGATATAAGAGGTGTGGAAATCTGAAAGAGTAAATATCTCATCAATAAAACCTTTTACGACCAGATCTTCTAATGCAGGATCTCCCCAGGTAAAAGTATCATGCATCCAAAGCACTTTATATTTGCTAGCCTGTTGAACTCTAGCAAATTTTGCATATTCTGTACGTGTATTATTATTGATAGAATCTCTAAGATGAGCAGGTACAAAAGGAATAATAGTGCGCAGTGATACCATAATATCGTAATGGCTATCGCATTGCATAAGATCATGTAGATGACGGTATCTTACACCATCATAAATACCAGGTGAACAATCTACATCTCTGCAGTTATTAAAAATGGTAACATCGAAACCAATTTTAGCTAGTTCTCTAGCCATAAGAACTGTGGCTGATTCAGAACCACCGAGCGCGCGTTTGCCTACCGTTTCACCATCATAAACTGTACCTATAGGATCGACAAACACAATAGACGGGCGATAAGACATTATTCCTCACTGTATAAATAACAAAGCTATTAATAATATATATGAACTGAGATAATATGGCAACCACAATACTTAATTTTAATGCGTCTAGTACTTTTGTAGCTGGTTCTGCAGCTCAAGTAGTAGAACCTAGTAATATCGGTACATTAGATTTAGTAAACCCTGCAGGCGCTGATACTGGCGCTTACATGCCAGACTTACTAGGTGATTCTACATTAAAAATAGGTGTATTAGGTAAATATGGTGAACCAGTTGATACTGGTAGAACTTTCACTACTTCTTATGCAGCTGATCTTAGTGATTTTAGTACCCTCACATTCTGGTTAAACAAAGGTGGTGGTAGTGGTAATTGGGGCGATCCACCTGAAAGCTCTGAGGTTTTTAAATTACAATATTCTACTGATAATAGTACTTGGGTTGATATTGTTAATGTAAGTCCTTCAGGTTTAGCGCAAAATGTATGGATCCATAACGAAGTAGTACTACCGGATGCTGTAAAATTACAACCCGTATATTTAAGATATACGATGTATCAAACTTCTGGTAGTAGTATAGGCAATGATCATTGGGCAGTTTCTTCATTAGACGCTATTGTACAAGGTGAAACTGGTTATATAGGTTCTTTTGGATTTCAAGGTTCTGTTGGATTTCAAGGTTCTGTTGGATTTCAAGGTTCTGTTGGATTTCAAGGTTCAAAAGGCGATAAAGGCGACACTGGTTATACTGGCTCTCAAGGTTTAGCAGCCAGACCATCTAGAAGTCAACAATTGGTAGGTGACGGAACAACCAGCATATTTACTATGTCTGAAGCTGTTCCTTTACCTCAAAATATTTTTGTTATTGTTAATGGGTTAGTGTTAGTACCGGTTGTAGATTATAATGTATCAGGAACTACATTAACGATTACAGATATACCAGGTAATGGCGCAGATATCGATATAAGATTTTTTGATAATGTTTTAGGTGTTACTGGGTTTCAAGGATCTTTAGGTAATACTGGTTATCAAGGCTCGGTAGGTGCAGGTGGGTATACCGGTTCTACAGGATTTACAGGTTCTAAGGGTGATATCGGTTATACTGGTTCTATGGGTCCTACCGGTGCAGTAGGTGCACCTTCAAGTCATAGTTTATTTACTGGTGACGGTACAACCACCAACTTTACTATGACTAAACCTGTATATGATACTAATCATATCATTGTCTCTGTCAATGGTCTAGTTCAGATACCAACAACAGATTATAGTGTATCTGGAACTACATTGCAACTAGTTTCTGCACCTCTATCTGGTTCAGATATAGAAGTACGTTACTTCACTTTAGCAGATCAGATAGGGTTTCAGGGGTCTTTAGGTAATACTGGTTATACTGGTTCAGTAGGTAGTTCTGGTTTCAAAGGTTCGTTAGGGGATTCCGGTTACAAAGGTTCAGTAGGTGATCCGGGTGGACCACAAGGCTATACTGGTTCAGCTGGTGCTGCAGGTGGTTTAGGTTATACTGGTTCTATAGGGTTTACAGGATCAGCAGGTACTGCAGGTGAAGCAGGTGCACCAAAGGCTAGTGAAATAATAGTAAGTGATGGTAGTTCTTCATTAACTATGAGTTATGAAGTTGCACAACCTTGGCATATTATTGTAGCAGTTAATGGTCTTGTTCTTTTACCTGGTATTGATTATAATGTATCAGGTACTACTCTTAATTTTACTGCTGCACCAAACAATACATCAGATATAGAAATAAGATACTTTGGTGCTACGGGTGAGTCAGGGTTTAAAGGTTCACAAGGTAGTACAGGTTATACGGGTTCTGTAGGTAGTGCAGGTTTTATCGGATCACAAGGTGAATCTGGTTACAAAGGTTCAGCAGGTGATCCGGGAGGTTCTACTGGTTATGCTGGATCTAAAGGTGATACTGGTTTTACTGGTTCTATGGGGCTTGGTTATACTGGTTCAATAGGGCCAGTAGGCGCGCCTAAGAGTTATCAACTATTTACTGGTGATGGTACTAATACAAACTTTACTATGAATAGAGCTGTTATTGAAGCAGTTAATATTCTTGTTATAGTGAATGGTCTTATTCAAATACCAGTAACTGATTATAACGTATCAGGAACAACTCTACAGTTTGCTGTAGCACCTACTAATACATCAGACATAGAAGTTAGATATTTTGATATCGCAGATGTTGGATATAAAGGTTCACAAGGTTACGATGGTTCAGTTGGTTATAAGGGATCACAAGGTGATCCTGGTGGAGATCGAGGTTATACAGGTTCTATAGGTTATACTGGTTCTTCTGGATTTACCGGTTCACAAGGACCAGCTGGTGCTCCTTCTGACTATAGTACATATGTAGGTGATGGAACTACAACTAACTTTACTATGTCTAGAGAAGTACCTAACGAAAAAAGCATTTTCGTTATGGTCAACGGGCTTGTTCAGATACCAACTACAGACTATACTGTATCCGGTACAAATCTTAATTTAAATATTGCACCTACTAATACATCAGATATAGAAGTACGTTACTTTGATATTGCAGCTACTGGTTATAAAGGTTCTCTAGGCGATCCTGGTGGTCCTCAAGGATACACAGGATCACAAGGTAACATTGGTTATACTGGTTCTATTGGTATTGGTTATACAGGATCACAAGGTAATTCTGGTTATACAGGTAGTGTAGGTTTACCTGGTGCACCTTATAAAAGTCAGACTGCAGTTGCCGATGGTAGTGAAAGTATCATATTAGATGACAATACAGTAACCGATCCTATTAATCTTATCGTATCTGTTAATGGTCTAGTATTAATTCCAAATACTGATTACTTTATTAATAGTGGTTATTTAATATTTAATGATGTACCTTTTACAGGATCAGATATAGAAGTAAGATACTTCTATGGTACTGGATTTAGAGGCTCACAAGGTTACACTGGTTCTGTTGGACATCAAGGTTCAAGAGGTGATGTTGGTTATTCTGGATCTGCAGGTGACTTTGTTGGTTATTATGGTTCTGTCGGATATCAAGGTTGTGTAGGTTTTCAAGGTTCAGCAGGTGAAGCAGCTGCAGCAGGATTTTTAGGTTCAGAAGGTTACCAGGGATCAATAGGGTTTCAAGGTTCTCAGGGTGTTCAAGGTATTACCGGTTTTAAAGGATCATTTGGTGATACAGGGTACCAGGGATCAATAGGCTTTGGAGGGTTTCAAGGTTCAGAAGGTTTCCAAGGACCTACAGGTGCTGCTGGATTTAAAGGATCGTTAGGCGATACTGGATATCAAGGATCTGTTGGTTATGGTGGATTCCAAGGTTCAGAAGGTTTTCAAGGACCTACAGGTGCTGCTGGATTTAAGGGATCATTAGGTGATCAAGGTCCAGTTGGCTTTCAAGGATCAAAAGGTTTTCAAGGTGATGTAGGATTTTCTGGATCAGCTGGCGACTTTGTTGGTTATTATGGTTCAGTAGGTTTTGACGGTTCAGCAGGACATCAAGGATCTGTAGGTTATAAAGGTTCAGTAGGTGATAGCTATCAAGGTTCAGTAGGGTTTCAAGGGTCAGTAGGATATCAAGGATCTACAGGTTTCCAGGGATCAGCAGGCGAGGCAGCAGCTGCAGGTTATCAAGGTTCAGAAGGTTTCCAAGGATCTTTAGGTTATCAAGGATCACAAGGTTTTCAAGGTCCTACTGGTCAAACCGGTTATCAAGGATCAGAAGGTCATCAGGGATCTGTAGGTTTCAAAGGATCGTTAGGTGAAACTGGCTTCCAAGGATCAGCAGGTGAAGCTGCTGTTGCAGGATATCAAGGATCAGAAGGTCACCAAGGATCGGTAGGCTACACTGGTTCATTTGGTGGTACAGGCTATCAAGGTTCGATTGGTTATAATGGATCAGCAGGATTCCAAGGGTCTGAAGGTTATAGAGGTTCTTTTGGTGAACCTGGTCTTGCAAACGTTGTGTTTGGTGATATTGCTCCTGCTAACCCTAATACCGGTCTTCTTTGGTTAGATACTAATAATGTTATTCTTGCAACTTATTCTGAATCTGCAAACGCATGGATAGGTCTTAACGGGGGTGCAAGAGGCGGTATTGGTTATACAGGTTCTAGAGGCGATCAACTTTTAATGGTATCTTTAGGATATGAAACTATCTCTCAATCTACAGGGTGGCCTGTTTTCACTATGAGAGCGCCTTATGCAATGACTATAACAAATGCACGAGCATCTCTAACCTCGAATGCATCATCTGGCAATACAATCGTAGTAATTAATGTGAATAGCACTAGTATATTTGGTTCAAATAATTTAACAATTAATGCAACATCTAAAACATCAGTAGGTAACCCTAACACTATTGTTATTGCTAACCCTTCAGTTGCAGATGATGATGAAATTACATTTAATGTGTCTAATGCTGGGACTGGTGCTAAAGGTCTCAAAGTTGTAATTTATTATATTTAAACATGCTCAACGTATTACCAAACGGATTTAATATTTTAGGTATGCCTGCTAACAGCGGCCAGTATGTTGTTATAGGAGGTAATACTGTTAATACAACTACTACTATTAATATACCACCTGGTATTGTTAAATTTAGTGCAGTATGTATAGGTGCTGGTGCTGGTGGTGGTGCATTTGTTGCAGGTGGTGGCGGTGCACTATCTTATATTAATAATGTACCTGTTGCTCCAGGTGATTATCTTTCTGTAACTGCATCTAAAGGTGGCGTATACAATGGCGGTCCTTCTAAAATAGATTATCATGGTGCTAACGGGTTAGTATATACAGTAATATCTGCAGGAAGTGGTTCAAGTAACACTGGAGGTTCTCCTGGAGGACAACCAGGCACAGTAGGTTACAGAGGTGGTAATGGTGGTTATACTCTATCTCAATCTACTGGCGCAGGTGGTGGTGGTGCTGGCGGTTATGCTAACGTAGGGGGTAACGGAGGTAGTTATACAGGCGGAACTACATACGGTACAGGAAGTGCAGGAACAGCTTCAGTAGGCGGTGGCGGTGGTGGAGGTGGTGCAGCTATTACTACATCGTCAAGTGCTGGTGGTGCAGCTGGAGGTGGTGTAGGTTTATTTGGATTAGGAAATAGCGGTGCTGGAGGATCTAATGGTTACCCACCCTCAGGTGGTAAAGGAGGTTCATTGGGTACTGATGGTCAAACAGGTGGTACTTATACTTCTTTCCCGTATGCTCGTACAGGCGGTGGTTCAGGTGGTGATTATGGTGGAGGGGGTGGTACGTTCGGAAGTTTCCAAGATGGGTTAGATTATCTAGCTTATGGATCACCAGGTGCTGTAAGAGTTATTTTACAAGAAGAAGATGATACTAGATCGTTTCCTTACCAGGCATATGATAGTAACTCAGCAATATATACCGCACAAGCCGTTAAAGATGGCACTACTGCGCAGGATATCTATTATTGGACTGTACCAGAAAGCATAACTAAAATATGGATAGTTACAGTCGGTGGTGGTGCTGGTGGTGGCTCATCAAAACAAGGCGGAGGAGGAGGCGGTCTTGCATATAGAAATGGCTATTCTGTAACTCCAGGTGATATTCTTACCGTTAAAGTAGGTAGAGGTGGTGATGGTAGTGCAAGCCCAGGTTCATTAAGTTACGGTGGTAATACAGAAATAATGCACGCAAACGGACTGCTTATTTGCGGTGCATATGGTGGGGGTATGAATTCTTTAGGATATGCTGCATCATTAACAACAGGTGGTGGTTCTATGGGTGTATCAGGAACTACTGGTTATGCAGGAGGTAATGGTGGTACAGGTGTTACAGCATTTGGCGGCGGCGGGGGCGGTGCAGCAGGATTTACAGCTGCAGGAGGTGCCGGAGGATCAGGAGGAACATCCGGTGCAGGTACAAATGGATCTAACGCTGCTGGTTTAGGCGGTGGAGGCGGGGGCGGTGGTAATTCTCCATCTACTTCAGGTTATGGTGGCGGTGCTGGTGGTGGTGGTAATGGTCTTTTTTATAATGCTAACAGTGGTTTAGGTGGCGTTAAAGGAAATTATAACACTTCAGTATCACAGGGTGGTGGTGGAGGATCATACGGTCTTACTGGTGCTAACGGTACAAACTCAAGCCTTAATACGGGTGGTTTTGGTGGTAATGGTGGTTTATATGGTGGGGGCGGTGGTGGTAGCGGTATTAACGGCGGTGGGGGTAGCGGTGACGGTGCTGGTGGTGCTGTAAAGATATCTTACTAAATAAATAATTAAAAAGGTGAAAAATGCCATTAACTTTTCCTACTAATCCTAGTCCTGGTGATTATCATACACAAGGTAGTTATACCTGGTATTATAATGGTGTCGAGTGGTATATTGAAACTGCAATAGGTCATCAAGGTTCTTTAGGTGCTTCTGGTTACCAAGGTTCTTTAGGCGACACAGGATATCAAGGATCTGTAGGATTTCAAGGATCAAGCGGTGACTCAGGATTTACTGGTTCTGCTGGTCATCAAGGATCAGTAGGTTTTCAAGGCTCTTCAGGATTTCAGGGATCTGTAGGATTTCAAGGTTCATTAGGAGATATAGGTCCAACCGGATATCAAGGTTCTGCATCTTTTGGAGGCTATCAAGGATCAGAAGGTTTTCAAGGATCAGAAGGATTCAAAGGATCTTTTGGTGATACAGGTTATAAAGGATCAGAAGGTAATCAAGGTCCTGTAGGGTATCAAGGATCAGTAGGTTTTCAAGGTTCTGTTGGTTTTACAGGATCAGCTGGTGAAGCAGGTATTGGTGGTGCACAAGGCTATACAGGATCACAAGGTGACATAGGATACACAGGTTCACAAGGTGATACGGGTTTAGCAGGTGGTACATATGGTTATGGTGTATTGTATGCGATAAGGTCTATTACTTCATAATGTCTTTGCAATTTCCCACATTTAATGATCAAAATACTTGGTTTTTTGCTGGTGATAGTTCTCAAAGAACAGTATCTTTTGCAATTCCTCCAAATATTAAAATGCTACAGGTAATTCTAGCAGGTGCAGGTGGAAGTGGAGGAGGAGGTCAAAGCACTGCTGCTGGTGTAGCAGCTGGTGGTGGCGGTGGCGGCGGTGCAGGAGCAGTTGTATCTATACTTATTCCTCGCATACTAGTAGGTTTAGATGTTTTATATATTTTATTAGGTCCAGGGGGAACAGGTGGAGCACCTGGTGTTTCAGGTAATTCAGGTGGTGCAAGTTATATTTTTAGATATCCACCGTCTACCACAACTTCACTTTTGACCACTAACTATAGAGAAGGCACTATAATGGCTGCAGGTGGTGGAAGTGGTGGTGCTAGTGGTAGTACAAGAACCGGTGGTACGGGTGGTGCTACTTTTAGCGCTACAACTTCAACCTATCCTGGATTTGCTCCTATGTGTATATTTAATGAGTATGTTGGACAAACGGGCGGTAACGGAGGAGCACCTAACGTAACTAATGTTACTGCTTTCTTTAACGGCTGGCAAAGTATTACATCACCTGGCGGAGGTGGTGGTGGATTAGCTACCTCAAATACCCCGACTAATGGTGCTAGTATATTATTACCTAGTGCAACTTATAGTACAGATGCATGGCCAGAATTTTCTAACGTAAATGGTGGTAATGGTTCTACAGGTGTAGTTGCTGATTCTGGTTATACAAGCTGGAAACCTTTCTTTAATATGGGCGGTGCAGGTGGTGGTGGTGTAAGAGCAGATAATTCAGTATTGGGTAAAGGTGGTAATGGTGTGTGGGGCTGTGGAGGAGGTGGTGGTGGTGCAGGTACTACTGGTGGTTATGGTGGTAATGGTGGAGCAGGTTTTTGTCTTATTAAAGGTTTTTAAATGTCTTCTTATGGTATGACTACAGTAGGGTTTGACTTTCATAAATCTTCTGAACAAGATAATATATGGGTATATTATGGTAACAAAGATGTAGATATTACTACTACTAATAACACATATGGTTATGCTGAATATGCAGATTCAAATACATTTATTACTTGGATAAAACCACCAAACATAAGTATGGTTTATATTCTTGCAATAGGTGGTGGGGGAGCTGGTGGTTCAGGTACAACTTTACCATATTACGGCGGGGGTGGAGGAGCATCAGGTGGTATTAATACAATGCTCTATCCTGCAAGTATTATACCAGATATTTTATATGTAAGACCAGGAAGTGGAGGAGTTCCTGGTACAAACGTTAATCAATGGACTGCTCAAGGTGGTCCATCTATAGTCTGTTTTAGGCCTAAACGAAACGACTGGTCATCTGCACAAAATAGAGAACCTTATCAGTTTACTCTATATGCATATGCTCCTGGAGGATTAGGATCTGCAAAACAATATGCAGGTAATACCGAGAATTATACTATGACTACTAGTCCTTTATGGGCTTCAGGTGTTGGTAATTTAAATTTATCTAGAGTGGGTTATGACGGGAGAACCGGTACGAGTGGTAATACAGTATTAACATCTATTTCTTATACTGATACTTCAACTAATGTCCCTAATTGTATAGTAACAGCTGGTGCACCAGGTGGTGGTGCTAACTCCTCAGCAGTAACAGCATTTGGTGGAGGAAGTATAACACAGTATTTTAATAACGGTCTTTTATCTGGAGGAGCAGCTGCAAGCGGTGCAGGATCAATTGCAGACAACGGTGAAAACGGTTCTTCGTTATTTTCACCTATGATGATATTTTACGGAGGTGCAGGTGGAGGTGCCGCTATTGGTACATCATCTACTGGAGGGAATGGTGGTGATGGTGGTATAGGATGTGGTGGTGGAGGTGGCGGCGCTGGTCAAGGTACTCCTGGTAACGGGGGTAGAGGTGGTCCTGGTATGGTTTTAATTAAGTGTTGGTAACAAATGTTTGGAAATATTTTACCTTATTCTAGAGATAACACATTTATATACATTGCAAATAATAATACACTTACTACTGGTGTTACTACTAGTCAAAGCACTGGTGGTTATACCTGGTTGAAACCTACTGGTATAAACTGGGTATACATTTATGCAGTTGGTGGTGGAGGAGGTGGTGGTGGAGGTCAATCAACCGCTTCAGGTTCTGCCGCAGGAGGTGGAGGAGGTGGCGGCTCTGGCGCCTTTACATGTATGTTTGGTCCATCTTTTTTATTACCAGACGTATTATATCTTTTTCCTGGAGGAGGAGGAATAGGAGGTGCACCTGGTGGTGGTGCTTTAGCGGGTGCTGCTGGAACCCCTACTGCTATAGCAATAGCAGGAAGAAACACATCTGCTTATGATACCCTTATAATTGCAAGAGGTGGTTTAGGTGGTAGCCCGGCATCTGGTGGTAACGGGGGTGCAGGGGGTGCTGGAGGTGTAGCAGCACATAGTAAATCTGCAGCAGTTGAAAGCACTCTAGGTTCAGCATTTATTTACCAGTCTATTTCCGGTCAAGCAGGAACAGCAGGTGTGCAGACTGGTACTGCAACTTCTATTTCACCTCTAAGCTATGGGCCTGCCACAGGTGGAACAGGTGGCGGAGGCAAATCAACTGCTAACGTTTTAGGAAACGGTGGTCTTATAGGATCTACTTTACCATATTTTTATAATTATAGCGGCGGCACTTCTACAAATAAAAGATTTGCAGAAGGCAGTACATTAATGTATCCTCTTATTAGTAGCGGGGGTGCTGGTGGGTACGGAGCAACCACATCAACTTATCATGGTGGTGATGGTGGAGCAGGTTGTGGAGGTGGAGGCGGTGGTGGTGCTCAAACCGGGGGTAGAGGTGGTAATGGTGGACCGGGTATTATTGCTATAATTTGCGGTTGATAAATAAACGTAGATTTCTCTTTTTTAGGTGTAAAAATGACCACGAAAATATTTGTTTCTCAGATTGATAGTGCAAATAACACAGGCGGAACCGCAGATGTAGGTTCTATTATCACATTAGGCGCTACCGGTGCATATTGGGGCCCAGGTGCTGCAGTAGGTTTTCAAGGATCTTTAGGTGGTACCGGCTATCAAGGATCTCGTGGTGATGCAGGTTATACCGGATCACAAGGTGTTCAGGGTAACGTCGGTGATATGGGACCTGATGGATATCAAGGTTCACAAGGGTTTACAGGATCTAGAGGTGATACTGGTTATACAGGATCGGCTGGTGCTGCTGGTGGTACTGGTGGGGATGGTTATACTGGTTCTAAAGGTGATATAGGTTACACAGGTTCCGCTGGTGCTGCAGGGAACCTAGGTTATACAGGATCTGCTGGTGCTGGTTATACAGGTTCAAAAGGTGACATAGGTTATACTGGTTCTACTGGATCGGTAGGTGCATTTACTAATCTATCTGATGTTCCTGCAAGTTATTCTGGTAAAGCATTAAATTTTGTAAGAGTAAATTCTGGTGCAACAGGTCTATTCTTTGATAGTAACACATATGTTACTAACGGCTTTGTTACCGATACAAACGCAAATAATTTTGTTTTCTATAATCCTAGACTACAAAGCTATACTGAAAAAGTTAACGATCTAGGTAATTCAGGTTCTTCAAAAACTATTGCTTGGAAAGACGGTAATATAGTTAAGACTACACTTACTTCATCAGTAGTATCGTTAACTCTTCCATATAACCTAACATCAGGTATATCTTATAGCTTAGTTGTTTATTTAAAGCAAGATGCAACTGGCAGTAGAACAGTTGATTGGTCAAACGTTAATTATAGTGTTAAATGGCCATCTGGTGAAGGTATAGGTACTTCAGGCCCTACACTTTCAACAACTGCAAACTACACAGATGTAATAACTTTTGCATCTATAGATGGTGGTGCAACCTGGTTTGGTTATCTATCTGGTAAGGGCTTCCCAACTACTTAAGGATAAATTATGCCTCTTTCTACCCCTTTATTTAAATCAGAAGGTGTAATTAATTCACCACCTCCATCTTTACCAGCTGGAGGGCCTACACTTCCTAAGTATACTGTTCTCTTTGCTTATGATACTAGAGAAGCATTTAAGATTCAAGATCAGAATGGTGATAGAGTATTTAGTGACTATTATGCTAATCAAAAAATATGCCATCCAGAGGCTGAAGCATATACTGATAATGACTTATCTAGTGGTGCTGTATTATTAAGAAAAGCAAGAAAAGTTAAAGTACAAGGAAATCCTTTTGTATATTGTGTAACTTCTTCACAAGATTTTGGCTATTCAGGGCTTAGTGTAATTTCAAATTCTGTTTTTAATTTTTCTACGGGTTCATCTTACGGAAACATAATGAATGTTTCTGATGTTGATATTACTATGGATGGTGATACCATGTATAGCGGTAGACACGGATTTTACACTGGTCCTTTTGCTTCTAAAGATTCGCTTAACCCTGGACGACCTGCTGCAGATATACCTATCATACATGGGTTTACTACTGGTGATACTGCAGATGCATCTGCTACTTACATTCCAGATGGGAACGGCAATCCACATTTAGGTCATGAACATTACACATTTGGTGATAGTATACATAATGCTTTAACTGGTACAGTAGTAGGTGCTGATATTAGCCCCTATCCGGATATATACGATGTTCCTACTATGGGTAAGTATATATGTTCGGTTATACCTTTTCAATACTTACCAGGACCTGGTAAACCTCCTAGAGATACTCTACCAAAGGGTGTGTTAGTCTTTGGAGCTAATTTACCTTCTCCTGATTATACCCAAGAAGACTTTCATCAAGCATATGTCACACATAAAGGAGACACTGCATCTTATATTACTGAACCGATACATCTTATGTTAAACGCCGAAGATACAGGTGTATTTTATCCACTAGAAACTGATAATTTTGCTTTAACTGTAACTACCTCTCCCGATGGTCTACACAATCATACCTCATCTGCTAACCCTGTTAAACGCTCAAATAAAACTGGTCAGAAAGCTGATGAGCTGATTAGTGCTGGTTTGCATACACATACTGTTGATTATTATCTTCAAGCAAACATAAGATCTAAAAAACTAAAAGCATATATTACTAATATTGAAAATACACCTATTGCGAACGGTATTATTTTAGCAATGGCTACATGGCCTGCTTGGGTTGATAATACTTGGAAAGGAGCATTTATCGATAATCCTAAAGCACAAGTGCTTCCTGTTAACTGGCATTTTTGTGATGGTACTAATGGTACGCCAGATCTGAGAGGTTATAATATATGTGTAGATATGGTTGATGGTAGTGGTGATCATGACACTGTAGTAGAGTCAGCAAGTACTATAACTGTTAATGATATACATGTTAACTTTGAACCTGTAAGTCATTCACATATAAGCCCTATAGGTAAAATAACAGGTATAGGTACACCAATACCGTTAAAATCATCTCACGGTTTAAATAACGCTCGTACTCATAGTCATGTTATCAAGCAACCAACTAGTGGTACATTTACTGTTAGTGCTGCTAATAAAACAAATGTAAGCACAACGCAATACGGTAAAACATATACTTCGATAAGAAAAACCAATTCTTATGCATTCTTACCTCACAGACATTCATTAGCTTTTATAATGTATAACAATACTATACCATAAGGAGTAGATAATGCTTACTGAAGAACAAATTAAACACGGATATCCTAATTCAAAACCAGATATAGTCAAAGCACTTGCTGGTAGCTTAGAAATGTTTGCAGAGAAATATGGTATTAATACACCATTACGTCTTGCACATTTTCTTGCACAGACCGCACATGAATCAGGTGGTTATAGAGCAATCGTAGAAAACCTTAATTATTCAGCAGAGAGCCTTGATAAAGTATTCCCAAAGTACTTCAAGAATGCAGGACGTAATGCTGCAGAATATGCTCGTCAACCAGAAAAGATTGCTAACGTAGTTTATGCATCTCGTATGGGTAATGGTGATACTGCATCAGGTGACGGTTTCCGTTACCGTGGTCGCGGTTTGATTCAGCTTACTGGTAAGAATAATTACTCAGCTATGGCTGCTGATATGGGTGTCACGGTAGAAGAGTGTGCTGCATATCTTGAGACACCAGAAGGTGCTTGTGAATCAGCAGCTTGGTTCTGGAACAAAAATGGTCTAAATGCACTTGCAGACAAAGACGATGTTACTGCTGTTACAAAAAGAATTAATGGTGGTACTATTGGTCTTGAAGATCGTAAAAAGCACACAGAAGAGTTTAAACATCTATTAGGTGCCTGATGGCATTAATTGTAAGATTAGGAGACAGTAGCAGTCATGGTGGTTCTATTATCACTTGCGCTGCTGTCACTAAAACTGAAGGTATATTAACAGCAAGGGTAGGAGATCTACACTCCTGCCCTATTCCTGGTCACGGAGTAACACAAATTATTAATGGATCAGGCAATTTTAAAACTGAAGGTAAAATAACAGCAGTATATGGTAGTAAAGCAGGATGTGGTGCGGTTATATATTCTGGTGCTACTGTATCTAATGCCCCTCTTGAATCACCTTCTGGTTCTGCATCATTAGGTTCTGCTACGTTAGGAAGTGCAACGTTAGGTTAAATGAAAACATTTTTACAAGGTGATATTCTCACCGCAGAAGATCTTAATGCTAATTTTGCTGAAGCAGCTGCTTCCGGTGGTGGTACAGGTTATACTGGTTCAGTAGGATTTAAAGGATCATCCGGTAATGTTGGTTACCAGGGTTCAGCTGGTAGTGCTGGTACAGGTTATTCAGGTTCAGTTGGTTATCAAGGTTCAGTGGGTGTAGTAGGATATACTGGTTCTGCTGGTGTAGGTACAGGTTATCAAGGTTCTTTAGGTGATACCGGTTATACAGGATCAATAGGATCTACTGGCTATCAAGGATCTTTAGGTAATACAGGTTATCAGGGTTCTTTAGGTATTACAGGTTATACAGGATCAATAGGATCTACTGGATATCAAGGATCTCAAGGTAGTAGTGGTTACCAAGGCTCATTAGGTAATACTGGATATACAGGATCAATAGGATCTACTGGATATCAAGGGTCTCAAGGTGAAACTGGATATAAAGGTTCTACTGGTGATATACCTGTAGCAGGAAATAATACTGAAATTTTATTTAACGATTCTGGTAATGTAAGCTCTAATTTAAATTTTACTTTTGATAAAAACAATTTAATTTTAGCAGTAAATAATATACATGCAAACACCATTACATTACCAGCTAATGGTTATATAGATTTTAATACTTCTACTTATAAACCTAGTTTTCAATCTGGTAGATTATACTATGATAATGAAGAAAAAACTTGGGTAGGTTACGGTGATGGCACAGAATTTGAAATTTCTCTTGGACAAAGAGAATGGGTAAGATGTCGTAATAGTTCAGGTGCTACTATCTACAAAGGACAGCCAGTTTACGTTACTGGTGTTCATATTCCTGGCAATCCTGTACACGGTCATCACCCTACAGTAGCATTGGCTGATGCTTCTGATGTTGTTAAAAAAGATGTTCTAGGTCTTGCAGGTGAAGATATTCTTGATGGTAATCACGGATATGTAGTGGTGAGAGGTTATATTGAAGGGTTAGATACCTCAGCTTTAACATCTGGACAACGCATTCATCTAGGGTTCTCTGCACCAGGTGTTCTTCAAACCATTGCACCAGAATATCCTAACTGGCCTATGGATGTTGGGTTATGTCTTACCTCAAACTCTACAGTAGGGACAATTTACGTAAATATTAATGATCACTCAGTTGAAAGATTTAGAGTTGCTTACGATGCAGTCATAGGTGGTGATTTAACAGTAGAAAATAACTTATATGTTGGCGGTAATGTAACAACTACATCTGCTGTAAATCTTAATGTTGATTCTAATTTAATATATCTTGGTGGTGGTGATACTATTGCTAATACTAATTTTACAGGATCAGGGTTAAATGATGCTAACTTTCGTGGAGTTTATGAAGGTTCAGGTTCTACATCTTATTATGTAAAAATAGACACCACAGGGGTACCAGATAAATTTTCTTGGTCGTTTGCAAACAATTTTTCTATTATAGAGGCTGCTAATGTTGCTATTACAGGTAGTAGACAGGCGTTAGCAAATGGTATATCAATAGAATTTAGTGCTAATACAGGTCATACATTAAACGATGTGTGGTATGGAACTGCATCACCAATAAATGTTGATTTAGGGTTAGTAGGTAATTATAACGATAGTTCATATAAACACGCAGGGTTTTTTAGAGATGCTTCCGATGGTTATTGGAAAGTATTTGATAGTTATACACCTGAACCTTCTGCTGCTGTTGATATCGATACATCTAATAATACTTTTAGGATTGCAGATTTTCAAGCTAATATAGTTGCAGCTGCATCAGTAACTATAGGCGGTGATCCAGTTGTAAGTAACACTTATGCAACCGATACATTTATATCCAATACATATGCGCTCTCAGGTAGTTTAGTCTTAGGTAATACCTATATTGGTAATTCATCATATGGTGCAATATGGATGGGAGATGCTGCTAAAACTTCTGCAAGAAGACTTTCTTTGTGGACTGATTATGATAGAAATGCTTCTTTTATTTCTATAGATAATAGAACAGCATATTTAAATGTTGCATTGACTGCTGCCAGAGGACATTATGGTACTTATATATCAGCAAACAATTATTCAGAACAGTTAAATTCTGCCGGAACTACTAGATATAATTCTGGTATATATGGTAATCAAACAGTTATAAGAAATTCTGATGCAGCACAGTTTTCTAATGCATATTTAAGTTATGCCTATACTTATAGCAGTGTAATCTATAATTACGCAAACGGTACATCTAATAGTCAAATAACAACTGCAAGCGGATACAGATCTGTAATATCAACTTATTCTTCTGGTAAAATAGTTAGTGCATATGGATTTTATACAACTATTGCACCTGGTGACGCAACAGTAACTGGAAATATAGAAACAGCACGCGGGTTATATGTTGGTATTGGTACTAATAATTCTGCAGCTAATGTTGGTACTGGTTATATTCTTCAAGGAACATATCCTTCTGCAGCAAATATAAATCAAAGAAACGGTATACATCTTACTAATGAAAGTAATAATTATTTTTCAGCAAATGTCTCTATAGGTGGATTCCTAAAACCTAGTAAAGCATTTTTAGGTATACCACAAGTAGCTGCTAATACTAATGGATCTAATTACACGGTTTATGCAGAAGGTGGGTATGGGTTTAGCATACATAGTTTTACAATTTCAGTTGGTGATACCGTTACAGTTGAAGACGGTGCTACCTGGAAAATAGTTTAAAATAAGAGGTAAAAATGAGTAATTTAGTTGTAGATAGTATAGTGCCTAATGTGGGAACTAGTAGTTATATTTCTCCTGTATTTTATGGTACTGGTTATAATACTAGAACTGTTGTAGCTGCTACTAATGCATCATGGCCTATACCTGATGGTGTACAAAGATTAAGAGTCACTATTATTGGTGGTGGTGGTGGAGGTGGTGGATCTGCTACAGCTACAGCCGGTTATTGTGGTGCTGGTGGAGGTGGCGGTGGTGGTTGTGTAAAAGATATAGATATCGTGCCCGGCCTGACTACATTAAATATAACAATAGGAGCTGCCGGAACTGCAGGAACAGTAACAGGTGCAGGTGGTGCTGGTGGGACCTCATCTGTAGTTTATAATACAATTACATATTCTGCATCTGGAGGTTTTGGTGGTGCAGCTGGTGCTGCAGCAGGGTCAGCAGGTGGTGCTGGTGGTACTGGTACTAATGGTGATTTTAATCCTAACGGCGGTCAAGGGCAACCAGGCGGGGTTGCTGCAGCTACAGCTTCACGTTATCCTAGAGGTGGTAATGCAGCGCTAGGTTACGGACAAGGCGGTGAAGTTGGAACTGCAACTGCAGGTGCCGCTGGTCTTGCTGGTGACGGATATGGTGCAGGCGCTTCTGGTGGATATGGAGGAACCGGTACTACTACAAGAGCTGGTGGTGCAGGTACCGCTGGTGTTGTAGTTATAGATTATTAAGGAGAAGATAATGGCACACAATTATTTAATCATGGATTCATCAAACAATTATGTAAATATTATTTTAGCAGATAATATAGATTCTGCAAAGCAACCTTTTCCTTCTAATTATATTATAATAGAAGATACAGATGCTAGACATGAAGTTTATATAAGAGATTTAATAGATAACAACTATTATAAAAATTCACCATCATAAATATCTAAAAAGGGATATTTAAATGACTGTTAGTTCTAGAGAAGAGTTTAAAGAGTATTGCTTAAGAAAACTAGGCAAACCTGTACTTGAAATAAACGTTGATGAAGATCAGATAGAAGATCGTATCGATGAGGCATTAAAGTACTACTGGGACTATCACTTTGATGGTACTGAGAAAGTATACTATAAACACCAGATTACTGCAACCGATATTGCTAATAAGTATATTCCTATTCCACAGAATATCATAGGTGCAGTAAACATATTCGATGTTGGTGATTATATATCAGTTAATAATATCTTTAACATCAGATACCAGATTGCTCTTAACGATCTCTATACTTTGACTTATCAGTCTATGGTACCATATTATATGGCATTCCAGCAAATTCAATTATTAGAACAACTTCTTGTAGGCAAACAACCAGTAAGATATAATAGACATACTAATAAACTTTATGTAGATATGAACTGGGAAAAGGTAAACGAAGGTAATTATCTTATAGTTGAAGCATACCAGATTGTAGATCCGGATGAATATGCTGATGTTTGGAATGATAGATGGTTACAGAAATATGCTACTCAGCTTATTAAAAAGCAATGGGGTACTAATCTCACTAAGTTTATCGGTGTTCAGTTACCTGGCGGTATACAATTTAATGGTGAAAAAATCTATAATGATGCTGAAACTGAAATAGAAAAATTAGAATCAGAAATGATTAACAGCTACAGTCTACCTGTAGTAGATATGATAGGCTAATATGGCTACTAATTTTTACTTTAATAATTTTTCTGCTAGTGGTGAGCAAGCACTCATAGAAAATCTTATCATTGAATCTATTAAGATTCATGGTGTAGATAATTATTATATTCCTAGAAAAATTATTAACCGAGATAATGCTTTTAGAGAACAAGAATTTTCTGAATTTGGTGAAGCAATTCTAGTTGAAATGTATATTAGAAATGTGGATGGATTTGAAGGTGACGGAGAATTTTTATCTAAGTTTGGGGTTGAAGTAAGAGATCAGATTACATTCTCCATTGCAATGAGAGTATTTGAAAATGAAGTAGGTTCAGTACTTAGAAGAGATAGACCAGTTGAGTCTGATCTTATATGGTTCCCATTTACTAAAGCATTGTATCAGATTAAATATGTTAACAAAAAACCAGTATTCTATCAATTAGGTGCATTGCAGTTCTATGATGTAGTATGTGAATTGTTTGAGTATTCTAATGAAGTATTTAATACCGGTATCGATGCTATAGATTCTACTTATAATGCTTTCTTAACAACTACAGATCCTTATATTATGGCAACAGAAGCTGGTCTGACTCTCTATACCGAAGATGGTAGTGAGATTGTTAAAGAAGAATATGATATAGATTATCTAGACCAGACTTCTCAGAATAATACTTTCGAATCAGAAGGTTTAGATTTCCTAGATTTCACCGAGAGAGATCCATTTAGTGAGGGGGATAAGAGAGCATAATGATAGGAAGCTCCCCTTTTTACAATACACTTTTTAAAAAATACGTAGTAATTTTTGGAACTCTATTTAATAATATTAAGATAGAAAGAAAAAATTCATCTGGAGGACTTGAACAGACGTTTAAAGTTCCTATTGCTTACGGTCCAAGAGAAAAGTTTCTTGCACGTATAGAAGAAAATCCTGATGCTGCTGCCTTAACTGCTATTAAATTACCTAGAATGGCATTTGAAATTTCTAGCATATCTTATGCACCTAATAGAAAACTTCAGACTATTAACAAGATTGCTTCTAAGAAAAGTGTCAACGGTGTTAATGTTTACGATAAGGTATTCAATCCTGTTCCATATGATATAGGGTTTAAATTAGATATTATGTCTAAGACTATGGAAGATGGTCTTAGAATAGTAGAGCAAATTCTACCTTACTTTACACCAGAATGGACTGTTAGTGCTAAATTATTAGGTAATGATTTTGATAATGTGACAGACATACCTCTAGTACTAGATAGTGTATCAATTGACGATTCTTATGCTGCAGATTTTACTACAAGAAGAGTATTAGTATTTTCTCTCAACTTTACAATGAAATGCTATTTCTTTGGACCTGTTACTGCAAGTAGATTAATTAAACTAGCTGATGTAAGATTGTATGCTGATACAACAGCTAATACTGGGGTAGTGACAACTACAATTAGACCAGGTCTAACAGCTGATGGTGAACCTACAGCTAATCTTGATCTTTCTGTAGCTCTCTCTCAAATAGATGAAGATGATATGTACGGTTATATTATAACAACTGAAGATAATTATGGCTAAAGATTATATTTCTGGTGCTATTGGATTGACTCCAATAGAAATTAAAAATGGTGAGGAAGTGATACCTCCTCATAAACAAAATAATGATTATGAGTATGCTCGTCAAAACTTATATGACATTATCGAGAAAGGTAATGATGCATTAGAGCATATTGTAGATATTGCTAAACAATCAGAGTCTGCTCGTGCATTTGAAGTAGTAACTAATTTAATAAAAACTATGGCAGATGCTAATAAAGATCTTTTAAATTTAGCAAAAGCTAAAAAAGATCTAGATAAAGAAGAAGTTCCTGAACAAAAAAATATTACTAATAACAATTTAGTATTAACTTCTGCTGACTTATTGAAAATGATTAAAGATAAAAGTGAAAGATAATTATTATGAAAACTAAATTTGTAGATATGTTTCCTATCCCATTTAGCTTGTATACTTTAGGTGAACGTTCTAGACCTATGAATAAACAGCTTCTTAAAGACATTTATGAGAATATACCTAAAGAACAAGAAAATCATAGAACAGGCATAGGTGTATTTCAAAGCCCATCTGATATGGAAACTAAATTAGAAAGCTTTGCTTCTTTACAAGAAATGATAACTGAGATTATTCAACCGTTTCTAGCTAGAATAGGATTTAGAGGAAACACTAGAGAGTATATAGAAGTAAAAGCCTTTTGGTTTAACTATAATAATACTTCTCATGCATATCATTTACCTCATATTCATGGTAGTGGTAATACTATTTTAGCAGGAACATATTATCCTTCTTCTGGTATTGATAATGGTGTTCATTTATCTGATAGTCAAAATTTAGATGAAGAAGCTTCATTAGTAGCTACATCACATCCAGATCCAGGCTCTATTGTTTTTATGGATCCTTGCTACACCACTAAAAAACAAATTCACACTGGCCACCAATTAATGAATTTACATCCGTATTATGGGTTGCAGATGGCTTTAGTTCCAAAAGAAGGAACTTTAGTAATATTTCCAAATTATCTTCCTCATGCTGTTCTTCCAACAGGTAAAGAAAACTTTGAAAGATTTAGTATAGCATTTGCAGTAAATCTAATCAGATGAACGACCATTACTTAGGTAATAAAAACCTAAAACGTAAAGACATTAAAGTAGAATATACTAAAGAGCAGATTCAGGAGTACATTAAGTGCGCTGAAGATGTTAGTTACTTTTGTGAAAAATACGTAAAGATTGTTCATGTTGATTTAGGTCTAGTACCATTTAGACCTTACGAATACCAGAAAAGAATGTTCAAGGTATTCGATGATAATAGATATTCTATTTGTAAAATGCCTAGACAGGTTGGTAAGACTACTGGTGTGGTAGGTTACTTATTACATAAGCTACTATTCAATGAAAACTTTAACTGCGCAGTTCTTGCTAACAAAGAATCACAATCTATTGAAATCCTATCAAGAATGCAGCTTGCTTATGAATGGCTTCCTAAATGGATGCAGCAAGGTATTATTGAATGGAATAAAAAATATATTGAATTAGAAAACGGAAGTAAATGTAGAGCTTCTTCTACATCATCATCTGCTATCCGTGGTCAATCATTCAATCTAATCTATCTTGATGAGTTTGCGTTCGTGCCTAGAAATATTCAAGATGCATTCTTCGCATCAGTCTTCCCTACTATTTCTTCTGGTAAGACTACTAAACTAGTTATAACATCTACTCCTAATGGTATGAATCTATTCTACAAACTATGGATGGATTCTGTTAACGGAAGTAATGATTATGCTAGAGTGGATGTACATTGGTCAGACGTTCCAGGGAGAGATGAAGCCTGGAAAGAACAGATGATTAGAAGTACATCTGTTGATCAGTTTAGACAAGAATTTGAGTGCGAGTTCTTAGGTTCTTCTAATACACTTATTCACCCAGCAGTCTTAGGTAGACTAGTATATGTACCTGTATTAAGAGAATTGCATGGTGTTAAGATATACAAAGAGCCTATAAAAAATCACATATATGTGGTCACCGTAGATACCAGTGAAGGCCTAGGGTTAGACAGTAGTGCATTTACTGTAATTGATAGTAGCGTCATGCCTTATGAAGTAGTTGCTACCTTTAAAGATGCAAATATGAGCCAGCTCATGTATCCTTCACTTTTAGCAAGTATAGGTCAGTTCTATAATAATGCTGCAGTTCTCGTTGAAGTTAATCTTGGCCAGCAAGTAGTAACACTTCTACAGCAAGATCTCGAATATGAAAATATTGTCATGACGAGAATCAATGGTAGAAAAGGAACTAATATCGGGCTAGACGGATCAAAGAGTAGGTTTGGATTAAAAACCACACCAGTCACTAAGAGAATAGGGTGTGCTAATCTTAAGACTCTTATAGAAAGCGATAAGATAGTTCTTAATGATTTTTCTATTATTAATGAACTTTCAACTTATGTTGTTGACAAAAACACATATAATGCAGAAGAAGGCTACCATGACGATCTAGTAATGTGTCTGGTTATGTTTGCCTGGATGGTCAGTCAGAATTATTTTAGAGATGTGTCTGAGACAGACGTACGTAAAAAACTAGTAGAAGAAAATGAAGAGGATTTTACTCCTTTCGGGATAATAGATGATGGTTATGAAGAAGAAATTCCCACCGTGGTTTCTCAGTCAGAATTTGATAGATTTCTTCTAAACTAGGATTTTATAAATAAACATACAAGATATTGAATGATTTTATTATAAAAGGAGAAACCAATGCCATTTCAAGTTAGTCCTGGTGTTAACGTATCAGAAATTGACCTAACTACAATTGTGCCTGCTGTTTCAACTAGCACAGGCGCGTTCGCCGGTCTTTTCAACTGGGGACCTGTTGAACAAGCCGTGCTAATTTCAACAGAGGACGAGTTAGTCAATACATACGGTAAACCAACTGCAAATAATTTCGAAACTTTCTTTACTGCAGCTAATTTCTTAGCTTACGGTAATCAACTATATGTATCAAGAGCTGCAAATACAGGTACTTATAATGCTGTTGCCAACACTTCTGCTCCTGGTGTAAATACTGTTATTAAGAATTCAAAGGATTTTGAAACACAAACATCTTTTGATGCTAATAACGTGTTTGCAGCAAAATATCCAGGTGCTATTGGTAACTCACTAAAAATTGGTATTTGTTCTTCAGCGGATCAATACAGTTCAACTCTCTTAGCAACCTCATCAAATACAACATATGGTGCAAATACTGCTCAAGCAAACGTTCAGATTGCAGTAGGTGGTTCAAATGTTGCTATTATTATTAATTGCTCAACATCAAACAACTTCGCATATGATATTGCATCAACTGTAAGGTCTTCAATTACCGTAGGTGATTATCTCAAGATAGGCTCAACTACTACTGGTGTGCAGTATCTCAAAGTAACTCAAGTTAATAGCATCACTACAGATACTGATGGAAGCCAAAATTATTATGGGTTTACAGTAGATTTAGCAGATACTTGGAAGCAAAAATCAAACTACTCATCAGTATCTAATACTACAATTGCTTCACCAGTTACAATAGGTACAAGATACTGGGAGTACTTTAACTCAGTACCCGGAGCACCTGGTGTTTCAAACTATGTTGCATCAAGAACTACTAACACAAGTATTGCTGATGAAGCACATATTGTAGTAGAAGATGAAGATGGTGCGTTTACCGGCTCGCCTGGTTCAATTCTAGAAGTATGGAATAATGTTTCTAGAGCAACTGATGCAAAAGGTGAACAAGGTGGTTCAATCTACTGGAGAGATGTTCTTGATAATCAATCAAAATATGTCTGGTCTCTCAAAGATTATCTCGGAAGTGCTGGTACTTCAGATAGCTTCCCAACACCATCATTAACAACACCTGTTTCTCTATCATTTAAAACTGGTACAGATACTGCAAGTGAAAGCACTATCACAATGGCTGCATTGGGTAATGCATATGATGTTTATAAGTCTTCAGAAGACATTGATATCTCACTAGTTCTTACTGGTAAATCAGTTGGTGGTTCTGGTGAGCAACTTCCTAATTATCTCATCGACAACATTGCAGAGAATAGAAGAGATTGCGTAGTATTCGTTTCTCCATCTAGAGATAATGTTGTTAACGTGCCTGGAAATGAATTGAGTAATGTAGTTGACTTTAGAAATCTTCTAAGATCTACTTCTTATGCAGTGATGGATTCAGGTTACAAGTATCAATATGACAAGTACAATGATGTTTACCGTTGGGTACCTCTCAATGGTGATATTGCTGGTCTCTGTGTTCGTACTGATAATATCAGAGATCCTTGGTATTCACCAGCTGGTTTCAATCGTGGTAACTTAAAGAACATCATTAAGCTTGCTTACAACCCAGATAAAGCTGACCGTGATGAGCTCTACAAGTCAGGTGTTAACCCAGTTGTTAACTTCCCTGGTCAAGGTGTAGTTCTTTATGGTGATAAGACATTGCTTGCAAGACCTTCAGCATTCGATCGTATCAACGTACGTAGATTGTTCATTGTACTTGAAAAAGCAATTTCTACTGCTGCTAAGTCAACTCTATTCGAATTCAACGATGAGTTTACAAGAGCAACATTCCGCAATCTAGTAGAGCCTTATCTAAGAGATATCCAAGGTCGTCGCGGTATCTATGACTTCAGAGTTGTTTGCGATACAACAAACAACACACCAGAAGTTATCGATCGCAATGAGTTCCGCGGTGATATCTACATTAAGCCTGCTCGTTCTATTAACTTCATCCAACTCAACTTCGTTGCAGTACGTACCGGTGTAGAGTTTGAAGAAATCGTTGGTCGCTTCTAAGGGGAGGAAAGAAAATGGCGTTCAATATAAATGACATTCGCGCCCAGCTTACCTTCGGTGGTGCGCGTCCAAGTCTATTCCAAGTGATTATCAGTAATCCAGTTAATCCAATTGCTGATCTTAAAGTACCGTTCCTTTGTAAGGCAGCTCAGATTCCTAGTTCAATACTAGGAATCATTGAGGTCCCATACTTTGGTAGAAAGCTAAAGATGGCTGGTGATCGTAGATTTGATCCATGGACAGTAACAATTATCAATGATGAAGACTTCCTTGTACGTAATGCAATGGAAGAATGGAATAATTCAATCCAGCTTTATCAGCAAAATGTTACTGCATTAGGTTCTGGTGCTCCATCACTTTACAAGTCACAGGCAACTGTTACTCAGTTTGGTAAAGCAGGTGAAATTCTAAGAACATATCAATTTAACGGCATATATCCAGAATCAATTGCACCAATTGACCTTGCATGGGCATCAGTTGATGAAATTGAAGAGTTTCAAGTTACATTCCAATATGACACTTTTGAAATATTGAATGGTGTAACTGGAAACGCCGGTGGCGCTTAATAACTAAGTTAGAGAGCCGTTATAAATATCATAGCGGCTCTCTTTCTTAAGGACATATTATGCAGCTATTTGGTTTTGAAATTAAAAGAAAAAATGAAGTTCCTCCAGAATCTTTTGCTCCAGAAGTAAAAGATGATGGTGCTGTAGTTGTTGCTGCGGGTGGTGCGTATGGCACCTATATTGATTTAGATGGCACTGCTCGTACTGAAGCAGAATTAGTAGCCAAATACAGAGAAATTGCTTTACAACCAGAAATAGAAATGGCCATTGATGACATTATCAATGAAGCTATTGACACGGATGCAGATAAGGTTGTAGAAATTAATGTTGATGACATCAAGTATGGTGATAGCGTCAAATCTAAAATAAGAGAAGAATTTGAAAACATTCTAGAACTTTTAAATTTCGAAACAGAATGTTATGAATTGTTTAAACGTTGGTATGTTGATGGTCGTATGTATTATCATATTATTATCGATGAACAAAATCCACGAAATGGTATACAAGAATTACGCTACGTTGATCCAAGAAAGATTCGTAAGGTCCGTGAGATACAAAAGAAACCTAAAGGTGGTGTGACTGTACAACAGACAAAAAGAGAATATTTTGTCTACAATGACCGCTCTTTTATGCTTGCAGGTCAAAACGCAGGTATGCCAGTAGATACAAATACTACTTCAGGTATTAGAATAGCAACTGATTCTATTTTACATATTACTTCAGGTCTTATGGATAAAAATAATGCATTGTGTTATTCTTATCTTCAGAAAGCAATTCGTCCACTCAATCAATTGAGAACATTAGAAGATGCTACTGTCATATATCGTATTTCTCGTGCTCCTGAACGCCGTATTTTCTATATTGATGTCGGTAATCTTCCTAAGATAAAAGCTGAACAATATCTTAGAGATATGATGACAAGACATAAGAATCGTCTTGTATATGATGCTACTACCGGAGAAGTTCGCGACGATCGTAAGTACATGACGATGCTAGAAGATTATTGGTTACCACGCCGTGAAGGTAATCGTGGTACAGAAATCACTACATTACCTGCTGGTCAAAATCTTGGAGAACTACAAGACGTTCAATACTTCCAGAGAAAGCTGTTTCAATCTCTTAATGTTCCTATGTCTAGATTAGAACCAAGTTCTGCAGGATTTAATCTTGGTCGTTCAGCTGAAATTTCTAGAGATGAAGTTAAGTTTACTAAGTTTGTAGGTCGACTACGTAGAAGATTTTCACAACTATTCTTAAAAGCACTAGAAAAACAATTAGTACTTAAGGGTGTAGTTGCAGAAACAGATTGGCCTGAAATATCAAATCAAATTAACTTTGATTTTACTATTGATAATCATTTTGAAGAATTTAAAGAAGCAGAAGTTTTATCTAATAGAATACAGGCTTTAAATCAAGTACAACCCTACATTGGTAAATATTTTTCTGATATATGGGTAAGAAAGAATATTCTTCGTCAATCAGATGAAGATATAGAGCAGATGATGGAAGAAATATCAAAAGAACCACCTCCAGTAGAAGATATGTCTTTTGACAGAGATCCAGAAGGACCACCACAAGCTGCTCCTAGTAAGTTTCAAAGACCACCACCTGTACCAGGATCACAGAGCTGGCCAGGAAAGCAATGAATTATAAATATATTATAACAAATTTTTGGAGGAATTATGAGTAATAATGTTGAAGATATCCTCGCTTATGCTTGGAGTAAAGATGCTGTTAATTTGAAGTCTGCTCTTGGTCAAGAGATGAATGCTCGTATTTCTGATCAATTAGATAATATGTATTCAGATGTAGCAGCTAGTATGTTTTCAGCAACTTCAGGTGAACAAGAAACTAACACTCCTCCTGTAGAAGAAATTCCAGCTGAAGGATTATCAAATGAAAACGTTTAAAGAGTTGGTTTCTGAAGTAGCACAACCACTTTCAAAAGGTGAGCAAAATTTTAAAGCCATGCATGGTAGCATGGATGATGCTATTTCAAAAGCAAAAAAAGTAGTTCCTGGTGTAACCGATCAAGATCACATTTTTAACGGTAATCCTAGAAAATTTGATGCACCTACAGCTTCTTATGAAAAAAATGAATCAGAATCTGCTTATGATAAAAGTTTAACAGCTGAAGCATTAGATCCAGTAGGTAAAGAAGATGCTGATGTAAATAATGATGGTAAAAAAGACAAGACAGATTCTTATCTTAAGAATCGTCGCAAAGCAATAAGCGCTGCTGTCAAAGAAGAAAAAGATAAAAAGTGGACTGATGCTCATACTGCTTATTGGAATGATTTAGAAAAAAAAGCAGGTAATATTCTTCGTCAAGATAAAGTAGATAGATTGATTGCAGCTAAAAAAGCTGCAAAGCAAGCTACTAAAGTAAAAGAAGAAATAGAATTAGTTGATGAAAAAACTCTCACACCTGCAGAAATGAAAAAGAGAGAAGAAGTAGCTAAGGCTATTGCTCGTGAAAATCCAAAAATGCCAATGGCTAAGAAGATGGCTATTGCAACTGCAACTGCAAAAAAAGTTACTGAAGCTCTTGTAGGTAAGCAAAAGAATATTGATGCTAATAACAATAACAAAATTGACGCTCAAGATTTCAAACTGCTTAAATTAAAAAAAAAGGCAGTAAGTGAAGAAGCAGAAATTGATTATGAAGGTCAAATGGCAAAAGCAGAATTGAATGCCATTTGTGATAAAGCAGGAATTTTGTCTGAGATGTTAGATAATGACACTCAGCTAGAAGCCTGGTTACAAACTAAAATCTCAAGAGCAAAAGACTATATCGACGCTGTACATGATTATCTAATGTACACTGATAAAGATGAACCAGCTTCACATGAAGGTGAAGAAGGTCAATCAGGTGCAATGGCATCTAACTATACATCTTTCTTAAACCGTATGGGTGAAGAAGTAGAATTAGAAGAAGCTGTTACCGTAAAAAAATCTTCACACCCATGGGGTAAAATGATCACTGTACATCATGGTTCATCACATTCTTTCCCATTACATCCAGAACATCAAGAAGCAATTGCTAAACTAAATGACGGTGAAAGCACTTCATTCACTGATGAAACTAAGTCAAAAGTAACTGCACACAGAGAAGGTGACACAGTTCATCTTTCACATCGTGGTTCCAATACTAAGACTCCAGTAGCTATGTCACATTTCAAAGAAGAAAAAGAAATGTCACAGAAAAGCAAAGACGCTTATATGAACTACTGGAACGATCTTAATAGAGAAGCTGGTAATGAATTAAGAAGAGATAAAGTTAAAAAACTTCTAGCTGCAAAATTAACTGCTAAAAAGAAAGTTACTAAAGAAGAATTAGAATTAGACGAAGCATTTAAGTTAAAAACTAAAGTTAGAATACATGCTCCAGGTAAAAGTTACCATAATATAGAAGGTACTATAGGTGAAGTACGTCCTGGATTATATAAAGGTGCTCCAAAAATGTTTACTGTATATCACGGTGAGCGTGGTGCTATTCAACTTCCTAAAGAAAACTTAAGACTTGTAAAAGAAGATGTTGAACTAGACGAAGCTAAACGCGGTCGTCCTCGTAAAGATGGTTCAAAAGCTGGTGATGATGAAGAAGGTGGTAGAGAGCATATCATTGTTCAACTACGTAAAGCAGAAAACCTTCGCGGTGAACGTCATACTGAGTTTAATGATAGTTCAAAGCATAAGCTTCCTTTAGAGCATGTTAAGAAGGCTCTTAATATGCATACTAGCATGAAGCCAATTCAAAAAGGTGAATTTGAAGCTCGTCTTGCAAAATCACATAAGTCATTCCATGATGCAATTTCTGGTAAACCTGCTGAACCTGCAAGACCAAGAGTATCACTTGCAAAATCAGTTAGAGAAGAAACAGAAGTAGTAGAAGATAAAGCTTATACTAGAGCATCTGATCGTACTTCTAAACGCGCTACTATACAAGCTGATGCTTCTGGACGACCAGTAGTAAAAATGATACCTGTAAAGAGACGTAAAGAAATAGAAGTCATGCCTGAAGAAACTAACAAGGCAAACATGGCTCAAGATAGTATTGATCGTCTTAACGCAATGTCACCACAAGCATCTAAAGATAAAAAAGAAAAACTACCCCCTACACAAGGTAATAAGCCAATAGGTGGTGAAGAACAAGTTCAAGTAGGTAAGTTTTCTATGGCAGAAGAAATTACCCTAAATAAACTATATGAGAGTTTATCTGAACAAAACAAAGAGATGTTTAACACAAAAATGCAAACAGAAGAAGGTATACAATCACTTCTTAAATTTGCTCAGGAGCATGGATTCTGATGTCTACTGTATATAAATTTCTTGGCACAGAAGTAAGTATTTCTTCTGCTAATACTGTTAACTCTTCTAAGCTTGTAAGAGTTATTAACACTACTAATGCAGTAGCAGTTCTTGCTGTTGCAAACTCTACAGCAACTTA